ATGGCATACGAGATTGCTTCATCTCTATCCCCTTGACATAGAGAGTAGGTTCATGCCACTCTCCATCAGTCCATACCACGTTCCCCGCATAGCGATTCTTTGCCATGAGAAGCATACGGTCACAGTATCTTTCAAACTGCGTTTCGATAGGATACATTCTTGCGTTGATAGTTTCTAGCCTCTCAAGAGCATCGGGTGTTTCGGACCACTTACGCATATCAACACCAGTCACGAAGATACTGTCCGTGTGTCCATAGATAGTTTTCCAACCGACCTGAAATGCTACGTCACGCAACTTCTTTAACGTCTGCCGTGAAGTAAATGTGATTGCGTCTGCGACCTTCGGGTGATACATCCCATACTTGGAGTCACCACACACTCCATACATAGAGGCAACAAGGGACTTACACGCATACTGCATGGCATCCCACCTACCTTTGTTGTCGGGGTCTTGCCACATTAAGTGTTTGTATTTATTTCGTAGTTCTGTCATCTTGTCCATCTGACGCACTAGAAGTCCCTTACCTCCCTGTGCAAACTTAACGCCATTACCACAATCCTTACCATCTTCATGTAGGGTTTCCCATGATATATTGTGTAGTGCGGCGTTGCTATGATACATTGCCTTCACATCTAGGATACCTACGTTCTCATGTACTCCCGGCTCGACTGCCATGACATCTGCGCCTTGATAATCTATCTTATCGAATTGAGCGCTGGTAGGAATGCGCTTCAAAAACGTTTGGTCACGCAATACAAGGCTTGAGAACATCTTGGTGATATAGGGTGTGGTTCTAATATCACATTGTACCAAGTGTTGAAGCCCAGTATAGTACCCAATAGCATTAACCTTCCTGTCCAATTTAGGTAGCAATTCCACATCTTGAATAGAGTAATCTAAGTATAATTCTAAGTCTGTGTTATAGGTATTGTGGCCGTTGGGAAGTGCGACTTTCTTTTCCCCTAATGCTATCTCAGCAACGTCGTCTAGTTTGTAGCCGGGAAGTTTTCCATTCTTCAACTCCCATAACTTGGAGAAGCCGACCATTAAATCTATACAATTGCGACCGGGTATTGGTTGCGACCAATCACCAAACTGATAGCGCACCCTGTTGTAAGGAGATAGAGAACCAGCAGTTAAACCCTTGGCATTACATCTCTCAATGATAGTCTTGATGTCAGCCCCGACCACATACCATCCTGTGATTACATCAGGGTCAGCCTCCTTCATTAATTCTAGAAATTCCCGTAGCATAGATTCCTCATTGGGAAACTCAAGTCTGCCTTTCGCATCACGGCGACCGGGCGTTCTGTTGTGTATGTAATAATTGATTTTCCCATCTCTAGTCTCATAGTTAGGATTAACGTAAAGACATTCAGTCTTACCTGTGAAGTTATCATGGAATACCATCACACGCAGGGCGCTAGTCACAGGGTTCCACTCGCAGTCAAGATACCATATCCTGTGGTCGTAGTTTGGTATCGGGTCATCGGGACACAACCTATCAACCAAGACTCTATTGACGTAGGGGATGTTTGCCTCCCATGTATTTACACGCAGACTGCTTGCTTGTTCTTTTATCTCAATAATTTGTTCGGGGTTGTTGACAACAATCTTGGTTAAGTCCTCACCATATAGTCCTGTATATCCGTCTTCTTTCAGAACGCCATGAAATGCACTCTTATGTTCTGTTTCAACAAAACAGTAAGGGTAGAAGTCCCTCTCTACTATCTCCTGTCTGTGTCCTCTATCGTCACGGTATCGAATGTGAACCGCTCGTCCTCTCCCACGCTCTACTATCATGCGTTCACCGACATTTGATATATGAAAGTATTATCTATAGCGATTAACAAACCCCATTCACCAGCACCCTTGCCTCTCTTCGGGAAGTGATGTAAGTTTAGTAGGACTTCACCTACTACTGGTTTCATGACTTCTTCAAGACCTCCCTCAAATGTCATGCTACGACTCTCACCAAAATTTGTTTCACATACAGTAGTGCGAGTATGTCCATGTATTTCCGAACCAACGTCAACATGAAATCCATCCTCGTCAAAGACAAAGTTATATTTACCCTGCTTCTTTCCGTTGATACCGTCACACCGGAGAGCCTCAAACAAATCCGTTGAGTCTACTGGGAAGGAAACCTTAGCATGATTTATCTCTCCACTATCCAAAGTATAACTGCTCTTATCACGCATAGAGAACTTGAATTTATTTGCTATCTTCAATGATTTATCTAACCACTCCTGTAGGGTGTCTGGGGACGAAGAATTCGCCTTTGCTCGCAACGATGCCGCAAGCGTGGTTTTCTTCTTCCCCGACGCAATCTTTAGTTTGTCGGCCTCATAAGTGAGGGTAATACTTTGACCGTGATACTTAAGCACGTTCAGCAAATGAGAGATACTTGGCACAGGTACTTCTAAGTCTTCATGCCAAGGGTGGGAGTGGGCATCCAATGTAAATCTTGCTACGCTAGACACACCGTCCTTCACAAGAGAAGTCACAGACAGATGGTAGTGCTTAAAGCGAAGCACACAAGACTCTACAAGAAAGCCATCAACGGTCTTCCGTTGTACTTTCTTTAACAGTTGTTCTAAGTCACTTTTCTGCATCACTTGTATTGTCATCTAAATCACTCCGCAAGAACGGAAGGCCAAACCATGTAGCCTTCCCGCCTTTTACTGATAGAATCGTATGAGTCTGTCCTACAAACTGTATAAACTTCCCCTTCATTTCTTCGATGGTAGCCTTGACACACCACTCGCCTTCGCTAAGTGTTCTGTCACCCTTCACTCCGGCGGCCATGTCAGCCTTCTTCATGAAGCGAGAGAGGAATATCTGCTGAGAGAATCGACGCATCGTCCCCTTCTCCCAATCCGGCCTCTCACCTACTGCCATGAGAACCTTCTTACCGGAACCGTCGTCCATGTACTGCTGAACGGCTTTCAAGTGGAAGGTGTTAAATATCTTGTTAACAGGTAGTGCGTGTAGTCTGTCAAGAACGTCGCGGTTCAACTTGTTCCGCTCTCGCCACTCCTTCTGATTGAAGGAGTCATCCTCGTTCTCGATGATTCCCTTGCGTAGTAGTGCCGCTCTCATAGCAAACTCGCACCACTTTAGGAAAGTGGAACCACCGTCGAAGATAACTCCGCCCACATCCTCACCGTTCTTGATGTTTTCAGCGATGACGTTGATGAAATACTTTGTCTTCTCAATCAGTTGTAGGTAGTTTACGCTATTGTCCTCGTTGAAGATAGAGTCATCCATCTCATCCAGTAGAGGTAGAACGTTGATGTTCTCCGCATCGGGGTAAAGGTCTGATAGTGTGGACATAGCCGAGTTATCTACATCGAAGACATAGATGTTCTTCCCAGCAAGAATCTCCGGCTCTAGCAGGTATGCCGCTAGTCCAGTCTTGCAAGTGTTCTCATGCCCTACCAAAGCAAAGCGACCCTCGTTGTGAGCGGCGCGTTGGCTATTGAATAGGTTAGAATAGTATGTCCTATCGTAGACAATCTTAGGAACTGCTGGTGCAGTTTCTTTTGCCTTAGAAGTAGAGGCTTGTGTACCCCAATTACTCATTCGTACAGACCTCCGTATCCATCTTGTCCCTCATCGTTGAAAAGAGAAGTCTGCTCGGTAGGAGGCATGGCTTCGATGGTATCGTAGGCCCACCAACCGGACACACTCATCCTTTGCTCGTCTTCCTTCGTTCTCCAAGTCTGACCAACGATAAGGCACTTGCTTCCTACTGCGAAGTCCACAAGGTTCTCATGTTCTGCCCCCACATATACGTCAATCGTAGGTGCGGTTGAGGCCATGTCAAGGTCAGCGCATACTAGAACCATGCCACCGTTATCCCTTGGGTCTATGTGAATGACCTCAGTAGGGACGGCAACAACCTTGTCCCACCAACCGTCTTTGCCGTTGAATTCATCGTAGTAAGCCCTAAGAGAATCTACGCTATCCAATAGGTCAATCGGTAGGTCGCCCTTAATCATGTCCAATGGGGATGATGGGAACTTCTCAACAAGAGAGTCATCAGCCGTAAAGACTGAAACGTTAGGCTTACAGTAAGCCGTAGTACCGTTAGCACCTAGTCTGACGGGGATAGTACCAGTCACGAAAGTAGGATGCTGAATGTCAGCCGCATTACCCTGTGCCTTGACAGTCAGGAGTTTCATGTCAGTAGTCAAGAAGAGTGAAGTCCTCTCCCTCTCGTCCTGTGGTCGTGGCTTACCATACTTGAAGTTGGTATCACCGGAAGGGAACGTAGGGTTGTTCTTGTCCCACACTACATAGAAATGCGTGTTCTCGTCTAGCCTCATGGTGTGTCGTGGTAGTTCTGACGTAGTGCCTTCCCCACCAAATTCATCCATAGCCATTCGTGAGTATGTCCCATCGTGGTTATCCTCAAACACAACGATAGCACCACTATTTACTAGAGCGTGAATGGCGTTGCCATCAGCACCCCTTAGTTGGTTAGCCATCTTGTTGTAGAGAATCTTACCCCACTCCTTTGGTCGTGGAGAGGATACGAACATACCCTCTATATTTTCAGCACCAGCCCTTCGTAGAGCGGCGTTCTCCGTGTTAATCTGCCTTCCAGCAACCCTAAGTGCAAGGATGCCACAGTCTTCCGCAGACTTACCTGCGTTTTCCCATGCCGCACCCTGTAGGGTCAGTACTTCTTGCGCCTTCTGTTGTAGTGCCTCGGTACTTACATTCAGCGTCTTAGCCATATTCTTAATCATTGTGTCATCCATTTGTGTCACCTAAACTTCCCTTCCCAATCACACATATAAAGGTGCCGATAGCACCATGCTTCGGCAGAAACCGGCCCTAACTATGGGTTCCGGCATACCAAATTGCAAGTCACGATAAGCCGTGACTATGTGTGAAACTACATTCATGTTTGCGCCCTTACTAATTGTATGAGCCATAATTACATTTAGGGTATTCCTAATGTCCGCAACCGAGTCCATTAGTTTTAATGCCTTTGTGAAATCCTTGTCGTTGATGTGTTCGATAAACTTATCACAGGAGAAAACACCCTGCATATTCTCGATGAAGGATAAAGCCTTCTTATCTCCTTGCTCGCGGAGGATAGATACATAAGTTTGTAGTGCATTAACCATAGAGCGCAGGTCGCCTTCGTGTGAGTCCAAGATTGCGTTCATCACAAAGGCACCATCATCCCCAAGCGCTACGTTTTCTTCCAGTAGTATTCCATGCAAGGACAATCGACATTCTGTATTGTTAACGGGTGTGAATGCGAACGTCTGACATCTTGACTTGAGTGGTTCTATCAAACCGGAACTGTTGTTGCAAGTAAGAATGAAAGTACAAGAGCAGTTTTCCAAGACGCCCTTCAATGCCATCTGTGCTGACTTTGTGATTTGGTCTGCTTCATCCAAGAGAATGAGGCAATCAATACCGCTTCTTGCAATAGGAATCAATTCCTTCTCGATAAACTCTATCCCTCTTGTGGCCTTGCTACTCGCATTGTAAACGTGCAAGGTAGTATCAAGGTGGTCTGCAAAGGCGTGGGCCATGCTTGTCTTACCTACCCCTGCGGGGCCGTGGAATAAAAGGTGAGGAAGTGATGGGCTTTCATCGTCTTTAGTTATGGTACGGAGGTACGATACCACTTCATACTGTG